TTTGTGGGACCGGCCACCGCGGTGATGACCAACATCATGGGGCACAGGCGTATGGTGACCTTCCGATGGTGCAGGAGGCGCCGAGACGGCCCAATCATGAGGACAGCTAAATGGATTGTACCGGCGGTTATCTGGCTGCTGGGGATGTGGATGGTAGCTATCGTGGTCATGGCGCTGGCCATGGGTGTAATTTGAGGGGAGGTGAAATGATTGAGAAAAAAGATGGTCAAGAAGCTGACAGCGTTGGATTACATAAAAGAATCTGGGTGCCAAGACTTTGAAGCGGCATTCCCAAGAGTTACCGGATATATAAGCGAGTGCGCTAAATATGATCCGGATGCATTGTACACAGCAACGGAAGTGGCGGAGCTGATGGAATATCTATTTGAGCTCCGAAGGAGAAAAAAGGACCCCAGCGGCGGCAACCGCGAAGAGGTCCAACAACTAAAAAACAACACACCCTTATTATAAGGGAGATATCGGAGGATTACAAGGTGGCAATTTCTAAAACTTATTACCCTGGCAGCCATGTAAAGATTACAGCACCATTTTTTACATTGGTATGCAGTTGTGGCCTGCGGCACTGGTCCCTGCTGGGCGAGATTACACCATGTCCCAATTGTGGAAAGCTGATGGTGAGAGAAGGTGATGCAGCTCCATGTACTTCAAAGGGATAGGTCCTGAGGAGGGAACCATCGTAAATGAGGGTGATGCATACGCCTATGCGCTGGAGCGTTGTCTGAGGGGTAAGCCGAAAGAACAAAAAGAATTCCGGGAAATGCTGGTGGAATGGTACTATTCCGGAAATTGGATTAAGGAGGAATGATTTATGGAACAGATTGCAAATATTTTTGAGAACAATGCTGCGGTAGCGCCACGCGGAACAATAGCGGAAATGGTAGTAAGCCGTCAGGCCCAGGAAGTACAGGCGGCCATGGTGATTGCCAAGAAATTCCCGCGGAATGAGTTTGAAAGTTTTAACCGGATTATGAAGGCTTGTCAACGTAAGGGGCTGGCAGAAAAATCTATGTATGAATATCCTCGCGGCGGCGAACGTGTGACCGGGCCATCCATCCGTCTGGCGGAGGCAATGGCACAGAACTGGGGGAATATTGATTTTGGAATCATTGAGCTGGAACAAAGAAACGGGGAAAGCCAGGTTATGGCCTATGCTTGGGATTTGGAAACAAATACCCGGCAGGCAAAGATTTTCTCTGTGCCGCATGTCAGGGAATCAAAAAGGAACGGCATTGTCCCCCTCTCAGCGCCGCGCGACATTTACGAACAGGTAGCAAATTATGGAGCCCGCAGGCTCAGGGCGTGCATTCTGGGCATTATCCCCGGAGATGTGATTGAGGCTGCGGTTGCACAGTGTGGGAAAACACTGGCGGGTGAGAACGGGGAACCCTTGGAAGATACAGTCCGCGCGATTGCCGGCACGTTTGAAAGGGAATACGGCGTGACAGTGGCGATGCTGGAGAAGTTCATGGGATGCAAAATAGAGAGCTTTACCATGCAGAACCTGATCCGCCTGAAAAAAGTATACATGTCCCTGCGTGATGGTATGGCAGACCGTGAAGATTATTTTGACCTAGCTCCGGCAGTAGACGAATCCGAAATCAATAAGAATCCATTTGAGGGAAAGGAAGGGGCTGGAAAGGATAAGAAGGGCAAAACAAAAAAGGCAGAGTCCCAGCCTCCGTCAGTGGAAAAGCCTGCAGACGAAACTGACCAGAAAACAGGACAGGCACAGCAGCAGGATCTGGATCCATCCTTCGTCCCAGATGAAACGCAGGAGCCAAGGTTTAAATAGGGGGAAGTTATGAAACTGACATCCGAAAACTATTACGGACAGGAAGCCAACGAGCAGTACTTTTCCGTATCACAGTACAAGGATTTTGCCAAATGTGAGGCTATGGCCCTGTCAAAGATACGCGGGGAATACCAGCAGCCCATTACCCGGGCGCTGCTGGTCGGCTCCTTCGTGGATTCATACTTTGAGGGAACCCTGCCGCAGTTCATGCAGGATAACCCGGAGCTGTTCACCCGGAAGAACGAGCTGAAAAGCGAGTTTCGCAAGGCTAATGAGATTATTGGGCGAATAAAGGCAGACCCGCTATTCATGCGGTTTATGAGCGGTGAGAAGCAGCGGATCATGACCTTTGGGCTGTTTGGAGTCCCATGGAAGATGAAGATGGACAGCTACTTGGAAGGTATCTGCATCACTGACCTAAAGGTGGTGGCGAACTTCAGGAGCCTGCCCCTGTGGCGGTACGACCTGCAGGGCGCCGTCTATCAGGCCGGGGTAGAAGCAGTAACTGGAGAGCACCTGCCGTTTTACCTGGCCGTGGCAACGAAGGAGCGAGTGACGGATCTGGATATCTTCCAGATCCCACAGTCCACTTTGGATTTAGCCCGCGCGGAGATAACCTTGAACATGGAACACTTTAACGATGTAAAAAGCGGGCTGGTTCCGCCGCATTTTTGCGGCAGGTGTGATTATTGTAAATCTGTGAAAGCGGCGTCCATCCGCAATTACAATGAACTTTTGGAACTTTGAGGGAGGAGCACATGAAACTTGTAAAAATATTAAGTGACAGCGTCCAGATACGGACAAACCTATCAGAATTCCGGGATATCCGCATCAATGACCTGCTGTCTGTGTCCGATGGGGAGGTGAACCTTGTGACCATGGTGACAGGACTGACCGACACTGATTCGGAGGAACGGATTGGAGAGGAGGATTTCCTGGGAGAGATAACCGGGATTAAGAGCATAGACTGTACCATCATCGGCAGCCTTAAGGATGGGCGTTTCTTAAAGGCCATAGACGCATACCCAACAACGAATGTCAGTATCTGCCGTATCGGGATTCGGGAATTTGAGCAGATGCTGGGCCGTGGCCGGGGAGGATTCCACATTGGCACCTATGCTGCCTACCCGTGCGATGCAGTTGTGGACGGCAATAAGTTTTTCCAGCGCCATTCCTGTATTGTGGGGAATACCGGAGCCGGAAAGTCGGAGACAGTGGCAAAGATACTGGAGGAGACAGCAAAGCTCCCGGGGGCTAACCTGGTTGTATTTGATATCCACGGAGAGTACAGCCAGCTGTCGTATGCCTCCAATATCCGCATTGGAGAGGACTTCCCCTTCCCGATCTGGATGTTTGGGTTTAACGACATTGTGGCTAATATTCTTAAAATCCGCGAGGAGAGCGCCACCACGGTGATGACAGCACTGCGCAAGGCATATTACCGGGTATGCCCGGAGGGGAAAGAGAATAAGCCGGTATATTTCAGCTACGGCGCTTTAATCGCGGAAATGGAGCAGCTGGATACGCAGGAGATAGCCACAGGGGAATGCTATAAGACCGGGGGCAAGGCAGGGCAGCCTAAGACTACAAAGGGCGAGTATTACGGCAAGCTGACCAGCACAATCAATATCCTGAAAGACAGGATACTCGACAGCCGGTATAGTTTTATGTTTACAGACGAGCTGCAGAGTTATCTGTATGAGGTAATGGAGGCTGTTTTGGGAGCGGATAAGCCAGTCAAGAACATTGACCTGTCGGCAGTTCCGCATGACGTAGCCCTGCCAATCATAGGCGTTATATCGCGGTTGATATTTGATATCCAGCGCCAGCAGGACATGGACAGCATACGGCCAGTTACTATCGTGTGTGACGAAGCCCATGTTTACATCCCGGACAACTTCCAGCTGACGGCCAGCCAGCGTAGGATGGTGGAAGTGTTTGAGGATATTGCAAAGGAAGGGCGTAAGTTCGGAATTACCCTGTTTCCCGCCACTCAGAGGCCATCCGAGCTGAATAAGACTATTGTTGCCCAGTGTGCCAACATGGTTATTGGAAAGCTAAACAATGAGAATGACAAGGCCCTGATTAAAGGGATGCTGCCGGATGGGGACGACAAGATAATTGATTCCGTCACGATGTTTAATCCGGGCGAGGTTCTGATTGTCGGAGATGCTATTCCAATACCGCTCAAAATCAAGGTAGAACTGGCAAAAGAGCGTCCTGTATCAAGGACAGTTGATTTCTGGGATGTCTGGGGGCAGGACAGAGACTATGATATCACAGAATTAGTTGATAGATATATGTAAAGGAGGTGATTAAGTGGCAATCACATTTGACAACATTGCCGGGGGAGAGCTGGCCGAAAAGTTTACAATGGCCCTGGCCCAGATAGGCCGGAACATCCTGGACCCAAACATGGATCCTGCGGCGGCGCGCGGAATGACGATTAATTTAAAGTTCAAGCCAGGGAGCAGGGGAACCATAGACATTGAATTTGAGGTCAAGACCAAGCTGGCCGGATTCCAGAAATCAGAAACGGTATTCCTGGTGGGCCAGGATCTCAATACGGGCCGGATTGAGATGTCCGAGTATGGAAGCGACCGTCCCCAGGTAACATCTGTTGCAGCGGCGCCAGCTGCGGCCTATACAGAAGTACGGCAGCCGGCACAGACATTTGACCCAGAAACGGGAGAGATTTACGAGGAACCCCGCAAAGGCCCTATTGATTTAAGGGCTGCGGCTAACCAATAAAAAGAAAAGGAGACAAAAGCATGATTAGAGAAGCATTGCAGTATGTAGCAGGATTAGCGAGGGAAAACGAGAAAACAGAGGTCATTGAGATATGTGGAAAGACCTATGCCAATAAGGATCTGAGGCGTTATGACAAGTCTGAGAAAGCAGATGCGATTGAGACCCACAGCCTGACATCCATGGTGGACTATATCGGCAGCTGCAGCCAGGAGTTCCCGGAGGGCAGGGATATGATTATACATATCATGGGACCAAAGCGGGTGCGTCTGATGTCCTCACTGGACGCGGAACGCAATAGAGAGTGCCTGATTGAGGTGGGTGCTGTGACTTCCGAGTTCCAGTTTGGTCACTGGTACGACCAGGAGAAATTTATGATTGAGATACAGGCCAACTTTGAGCCCAGCCCTGACCTGGAATTAATCATGAAGGTGGCCGGGAACGTGGAACGGAAGAATAAGCAGTCTTATTCGGATGACGGTGTGTCCCAGGTTGCGACCATGACCGTTGGCGTGGCAGCTAAGGCTGATGTGATAGTCCCCAATCCGGTGACACTGATACCTTACCGCACGTTCCAGGAGGTGGCGCAGCCTGCCAGCAAGTTTGTATTCCGGATTGGTGATAAGGACGAACCAGCCTTTATGATTGTAGAGGCTGAAAACGGAATCTGGAAGAATGAGGCGGTATCCAATATCAAGAAATACTTTGCAGATGCCATCATGGAAATGCCGGAGGCAATCAGCAAGCGAATCACAATCATCGGATAAATCAATGTTTTATCCTCCAGGCCAATATAATATGTCACGGTATTAAATGCCGGAGGTGTTTACGGGGCGGCAAACCATTGCTTTCTGACCGCCGCCCCGTCCTTTAAAGTGGAAGGTGGTGGTTTTCCTGGGTAGGGACTGCAGGAAGGACCTGGACTACTTCCCGAAGGTTGTTAATTTCTATGAGGATGATAAGATATTTGATTTGCTGGACGAATATGGCCCACTGGGAGTCACCGTATATGATTGTATACTGACAATCGTTTACTCAAATGGCTATTATGCGAATCTATCTAAAGACAAGCTATCAAAAATGGTCATCCGAAAGATTGGAAACAAGTGGATTAAAAGCCAAAAGGCCGTTGTGCAAGTGATAGATTACTGTGCTGATTTAGGACTTTTTGATAAAGACCTCATGCTGCAGAATATTATCACCTCTGTTGGGATTCAAAAACGCTATCACATGATAGCTGTGAAGCTACTGAAAAGACGGCTCTATAGTACGCAATACTGGTTACTTGATGAAAACGGGGAACCTTTATTAAATACACCCATTTTTCCAATTGATTCCGAGGAAAACAGCATTTCCGCGGAGGAAATAAGTAAATCTTCGGAGGAAATGCAGGTAAAAAGAAAAGAAATAAAAGAAAAAGAAAACTTATATAAAGGAGAGGCGGATATTCCCCCGGAGGAAAGACTGGATGCGGCCTTTGCCCGGTTTGTGGGGTTCCGGAGAGACATCAATAAGCCGTTGACAGCTGATGGTGCGGAACTGATAAAGAAAGAACTGGGACAAATAGGGTGTGATGTCGAGGAACGTATTGCAATCCTTGACCAAAGCATCATGAACCATTGGACGGGGGTATATCCGTTGAAAAAGAAACGGCCAGTCAAAGACAGCACTGCAAATCAGAGAAACCAATTCCATAATTTTGACCAACGGAATGTTGACTATGATGCTCTGGTATTACAACGGGTAAAGGAATGGGCAGGGGAAGGAGAAGGGAATGAAGGAAATCCATCAGAAGATACTTAATTTTGTGACAGGCTACCTGCTGGAATGTGGCTACCCTCCCACCAATAGAGAAATTGCAGATGGGGTAGGTTATACATCCACCTCAACAATATTCAATCACATGCGGGATATGCGAGAAGCAGGTCTGTTAAATTACATTGACGAATGCCCCAGGACCATTACTGTCCCTGGGTATAGATATATCAAGGTTGAGGGGAGGAAAGACAATGGAAGAACTGGAAACCGGCGCCGTGAAGGAAACGGCCCCAGCAGCACGGAAATGGTATGAGGGAGTCAGCCTGGAAGATGCAGAAATCTACATACGTGCTAATCTTAAGTCAGCGGCCAGGAGTGTCATTGCAATAGGCTATTATCTCAAATGCGTTTATACAAAAGAGCTATATCAAGAGGCCGGATTTAAAGATGTATATGAATATGCAAAGGACCGGTTTGGATTCAGCACTTCGACAACATCCCGGTATATGTCACGTAATGACAAGTTTTCCGTGGATGGGAATAGCCCAATCCTGGACGAAAAATACAAGGATTTTAACAAGTCTCAGCTCCAGGAAATGTTAAGCCTGGATGCGGAGCAGCTTGAACAGGTCACCCCTGATATGACTGTGGTACAAATCAGGGAAATGAGAAAGCCCAAAGAGATACCGTATATTGAGATGCCTGGCCAGATTGAACTGACGGATTTCCCCGGCGTGGATCCGAAAGATGTGGCCGCATCGGTTCAGGCCAGGGCAGAGATGCAATCCAGTCAGCCAGAGAAGCAGACCTATACAATATCCGCGGAGGACCTCTTGCCTGAGCCAGCACAACCGGAGCGGGAACAACCCGTTGCGATATCGCAACAGAAAGAGCTGATAACAGAACCGCAGTCAGCAGTAACGCAAGACGCAGAAAAGAGCGGGGAGGAAGGCAGCTTACCAGAGAAGTCCGGGAAGTGCATTCACCGACCGGAATTTAAATGTACCCTGGAGGAGTCCCATAAGCTTATCCCTGGTACGGGTGAGGATTGCGGACACAAATGTTGTTGGGAGTGTGTCAAGCATGGGAATTGTGAGTGGGAGTGTAACAGCTCGTTACATAGGTCAGAAGAACCTAAAGAAGCCAAAGATTATGGAACCCTGGAGACAATCGGAGGAGTGCCTGTATATTCCCTAAAAAGCAAGGAAACAGTTGATGGTGCCTATGGCTGGGAACGGTCACAAATTATTAAAGAATATCTTAAAAAGTTGCATAAGGAAGAAAGCTTTACTATTGCAAATCAGATAATCTCAATTGAGTTCCAGGCCATGGGGAGTACTTATAAGGCCAACTATGATGGTTTTTGTTACGTTAGATTTAAAGAGGGTAATCAAACTATTATGTTTGTAGAACTTGACCGGCTAAAGGCTGAATACACGGTTATGTATCCGCCAAAGAAACCTAAACCCGTAGAAGCTTACGATGGGTCCATTCTTCGGAGCATGATTAAATTTGAGGAGGAGGAATTGGACCGGATGGGACCGGAACGGATAGAGAAAAATCCATATAATTACACCAAACATATGATGGCGCTGGAAGCATATAAGATGCTATATGCAGCGCATGAAGGGGGAGATGTTGGAATTGAACAGAGTGGAGATTGATGTAGACAAGCTTATTTTGATGATACAGGCTAAGGGTATGACCATGGAGAAGTTTGGTTACTCCATAGGACGTTCCAGAAATTATATATGCAGCCTGCGGAAAAACAATATGGTACCAGAGCCAGTCCGGGACCTGATATGTGAAAAGTTGGAGATAGATCCGGAAAGAATCGAAAAGACCCAGATTACATCCGGAGGGGAGGTGAAGATACTTGAAAACATATTTAAGGAGCTTCAATCCATCAAGACTCAAATATCAGAATTGGCAGATGCACAGCAGGCCATATACAATAAGCTCCAGGCCAATACAGTGCAGACTGCCAGGATTAAGGATGTGGTGGACGGCCTTGGCCAGACAGAATCTGACCGGGCAGAATTATTCCTTCGTGAAACATTGAAAGGTGGCCAGGTAAGTGCGGTCGAGCTTATGCAGCGGGCGGATGATGATGGGATTAAACGGTCTGAGCTCATGAAAGCCAAGGCTAAGATGGATGTAAAAATATATGCAACTGGTTACGGAAAGAACCAGAAATCATGGTGGAGTTTAAAGTGAGGAGGAACTTATGGAAAGATTAACACATGAGGCTGACTTTGGTGTCGAAGATTGGGAGCAGATATTATATAGAGTTCCGGCAGATCCGGAGGGAGCCTACAATATTTTTGATATCGCTGAGAGGTGGGTGCACTATGATGATGCAGACTGCGGATGTATCTTACAAGATATAACCAGAAAATTAAGGGATTATGAAAATATTGCTCCCAAAGTAGACGAGCTTTATCTTAAAAAATGCCAAGAAGTATCGGAATTAACGAAGCGTATGAGATGGATTCCGGTAGCAGAGCGGTTGCCGGATTCAGTCAATGAGGTGCTGACATATATAAGGCACAATTATGCGGAGGATGGATGGAGGGCATACCGGGTATACGAGTACACCGACCACTGGGTAGGCATGGGGAATCTGTGTGAGGTGATTGCGTGGATGCCGCTGCCAGAGCCGTACATACCGGAGACGCTGCGGGAGGCAGG